TGAGAGTAGATTGGTTGTGGTTGCTGTGGTTTTAACGACAGCGGAGACGGTGATGTTTTCACCAACGGTGAATGTACCTGTGACGGTTCCTAAGACTAGCTTAGTACCAGAGATTGCGAGGATGTTGCCTGTGGCGCCTGACGATCCACCGACGATTGCATTGCCTACAGAGAGTGTCGATGAGTCTGCTACATATAGTAGCCAGTAGGAGGCGGCTGATGGAGATGATCTGCCATCGAATCTTTCAAACCCGAGAATCCTGCCATACCCACCAGAGATTTCAGGCTCATAGTTACATGCATCAAACACCTTGCCAGGAGACAATGCGATCTGTGGTGTAACAATGTCGAGTCCACCCTTGAGTGGAAAGTATTCCATCGACACTTTTGGCAAGTTCATAACAATGCCTCGCCCCAATCCATCCTTGGAAGCTGGTCATCTTCGAGCTTGGCAATCAGATTCTTGTATTCCCGCTCACCCTTCTGAACTGCTTCAGAAGCAGCTTCAAACATGCCGTAATGAGCCAATGCTTTCCAGACAAGAATCGTATGGAACTGACTCGGGAATACTGGTTCGTCAGCGTCCACCGTCATTTCATAGGGTTTTACCCAACACTCGCCATTGATGGTGTAAGCGCCATTTGGGATAGGACCAAGTACTAGGTTCTTGCTTGTATCAACTGTATAAACCACAGGTTGAGAGCTAATGGTCCGCATTGCGCCAAACAGGTACGTGTTCCTGAACTTGTCGTAATCCATTGGTGGCAGGAACGTCTCTGCATTGGCGCCTACTGAAACCTGGTAACGCCTGAGACTGTCAGGCTTCCACTTGGCAAGATTGGAGACAGTCGGGGTAGCAGATAGAACTACGCCAGCCTGAACTGGTGTGTATGTCTGCTGACTTGTTACCGTGTTGAAACTGAAACTTGTACGTAGAAAGTTCCACTTGTCGTGCATCGTCTGAATGTCAAGGTAGGCAGCTTGTACCCAACTTACCAGACGGGCGATTTCTTCTACAGGATTGACAAGCGTTGCTATGGAAGTGCCCGATATGCCGCCTTCCCGTTTAACGGCTTGAACAATCTGTAGGAAGTTCATGCTTGTGCCCGAATAGCCCTAAGCCAGTCCATATCCCGAGGCTTCGGTCCCACTACTTCAAACGGGTAGAGTGACCCAATGTTTCGGACAATCTTTGCCGTGTCGTTCCCATCGTGGTCAACGGTTTTCACAGTCTTAACATGGATTGGCTTGCTTCGTAGGAGTGCTTCTGCCACGTAGCGCTTGACTTGAATGTCAGTACCGCGAGGCAAGTGATTCCCATAGATCGGGTGCGACTTCATGCCGTTCACACATACCGGAACGCGAGGCTCTGCATTTGGGTCTGTGGTTTCATGCAATCGAATCGTGATGACTTCGTTGTTGAAAGCCATGTCATCAGCCCAGCTATTGCCTTCCTTCATTACGTCAGCGCCAAGATCAATCTCAGGCACATCTTCGCGTGTGAAGTCGCCACGTAGGGGCATCGTTACTTCGTCTGCTGTCGGCCCCTGCATGTCTTGGGTGTCTGCTGCATTGCGCCGAATGTATTGCCGTGTTGCCATCTATCTCTCTCCAAAAGAAAAACCCGCACAAAGGCGGGTCTAGAAATGAAAGAACCACCCGAAGGTGGCTCTTTCGACGGTGCGGCTTGTTAAGCCTGCGCTCTCCAGGCAACCGTCTTGGAAGCCAAGACAAGTGCCAGGGTAGAGTTCTGCAAGACACGGAACCCACCAGTGATCACGGTGATGCCACCGTTACCAGAAGTGATCTCCAGGGTGCGAGTGCCAGCGGCTGCAGTCTTGATACAAGAGTCTGCTGCCATGCCTTCGTACCACTCACCACAGATACGGTCAGTGACGTTTTCCCACTTCACGTACTTGGGCGTGAACCCGACGGTGATTTCAATGTAGTCAGTGGTCGTGATTGCTGTTGCATCAATTACGTCCTTGCCGACTGCGAATGCAGGAGTGCCCTGCCCTGGGTTGTAGGTCTTGGTTTGACCTGCGGTGTTTGCTGCTGCTGTAGCCATGATTTTTCCTTAAACGATAGTTGTGAGAGTTGCTGGATTTGTGAGAGACGCATACGTAACGTCGGTCACACCAGCGTCAAGATCGAGTTTTGCCGTGATCAGCAAAATAGAAGCGCGAATAGCGGTAACGTCAGTCAACAGGTTTGTCAACAGGAGACGCATTTGTTCGCCATCGCGGTGATTGGCAAGTGCGTTGGTACGCTGCTTGATAGATTGAGTAGCCATGGTTTTCTTTCAATGTGATACGAGGTGCGCAGTTACCAACTGAACCGTCTCGTATCGGGTTATGAGTCTGTGGTTAAGTCAGACTTTTACAAAGAAGGCGTACCTGCCTCAACCACAGCCAACCGCCCCTGGTTAAGGATGCCTGCTGTGTAGTACCACTTGGCACCAACGTAACCACGCTGACCACCTGGGTCAGACTTGTCGCGTTGGCTAGGTGGCAGATACCATGCGTCCCAGTTCTCAACACCACCGAGGTGAACCTGACCGACAGCCTCTTCTGCCATCATGATCAACGGGTAAACGTCAATCAAGGTGCCAGTGGTCGAGATCATTCCGGTAGATCCAACGGCTGCGCCAGTGTCAGGGTAGCCTGCAAGCTCAGGAGACAGTACAAAGCGGAAACGCTCACACGAACCGATTTCCATTTCATGGATAGGCTTGCGTTGTGCGTAGTTGGCGATGTCTTTGAAGTTGGGCAAGTCACGAATGGCTGGCTCTAGGTCCGTGTGGCAGAACACCACAAACGCTGCTTCAATAGGAGCGGTAGCGAAGCTAGTCGAGGGAACCAGAATCTTCGTGATCGGCATGGCGTGATTTGCCAACAGAGTCTTGGCAACCTTACGCAATACGTTGATCGTCACCGTATTGGCAACAGTTGCGCGGCTTGTACCACCAGAGTAGTACACGGTCGTACCGGCTTTGTATGCACCGTAGCGCACCATTTCACCGATCAAGCCCATGCGCTGTCCGGTCTGACGCTTTGCTTCGTCAGGGATAACGTCGCCATCTTCGTGCAAGTCAACCGTCTGGTCGGTCACACAGTAGAGGACAAGGTACTGAACGAGAGTCAAAGTGACGTCTGTGGGTGTCAGCGTGTCGGCTGTACCTGTAACGCCTTCAACTGCTGTCTGAGACGATGCAAAGGTTGCCACGTTGGATGCGGTGATCCACTGGTTATCCACCCCTCCGTAAGGCAACCAACGACGAAACTTGACGTTGTTCGACTTGTTCTTGGGGATGGTTTTATCTTTGTCTACGCCCACGAGGGACAAGACTTCGATAGGTGCAGCGTGAGAAAGGATGTCGCCCTTGAGCGTTCCTACGCGCTGACTGATATTGGTATATGTACCGACTGCCATGATTTTTCCTTAAAGGTTATCGACCGCGTTCTCGTTTAAAAGCGAGGTCAGCGGCTTGCTGTTCACTGATTGCGCTGCGCACTGCCTGTGAGCCTGTAGGACGCACGGCATTGGTTAAGCGCTGCTTGTTTGCTTGCTGTTTTTGAAGCGTTGTTTCGCGGTAGGAATTGAATTCCTTGACAGAACCACCGATCTCGAAAGCATTGTTGGACGCCATAATCCGCTGCTGATAGTCAGCGCTTTGAGTCGCTAACCACTTGCGGTATTCCGTCTCAGGAATCTCGCCAGTCTGCGGGTTACGAACCCCAACGATTTCTTTCCACCCCGGTGTCAAACCGTCTAGCAGTTCAACGTGCATCGAGACTCGCTCTTGGGCTACGCGCTCAGTCACCAGAGAATTGACTTTGCTGTCAATTACTGTTGGATCAAAAGCTGCGCCGCCCCTGAGATTGACTCTCTTGAGTACGTTGTTCAGTGCGTTCTTGGTCATACCGGCAAGCTCGGGAAAATCCCCAGCCATATCCGCTACATCCTCATCCGTCACTGTGACTGCTTCGCCTTTCGGCGTCTCTTGCTGTAGCTTCTGGAAAGCACTTTTCAATGCCCCATAGTTACCTGCGAGATTGTCAATTTGTTTCCTGTACGATTCCTTGATTACAGGAATCTCTCCCAACATCTGCTCAATCTCATCCTCAGTTCGTCCTGCGAATCGCTTGGGTTCTGGTTGCGGCTCTTCAGCTACTTCCGTTACTTCTTCAATTTCAGGTTGAGGTGTTTCGATTGGTTCATCGCTTCGTGCGCTTGCAAATGCGGCAGCAGCAGCCGTCGCTTCACTTTCGCCCGTCACTTCTTCCACTTGTTGGGTTGTCGTTTCCTCGTTCATTTGCTCTCCAAAAACAAAAACCACCCGAAGGTGGTTCATAGACAGGCAGAAGCAGCTACTCGCCGTTTTCTGCTACGGGTGTCGGTTCAGGCGTAGCCATCTCCAACAGGTACATGCACTCAGCAATCCGTCCTCGATTGCGAGTGGTTTGAATCAAATCAATGTCGTGGTCGTTCTTACGACGGTGACTATCAATACGTGATTCAAGGTGTTCTTTGATCTTTGTCCACAGTGCGCTATGCGCTTCTGCCTGTGTCAGTTTCATTGGCTAAATGCGTGACCCGGTTTTGCTCTACCGGGCGGCTCCAATACGGATTGGTCAGCACTTATCTGCTGCTTGCGAACTTCAGTCTGCTTGTCAACTCCATGCTTATGCACATCGACCACTCGATCTTTGTGGTTTTCTGCCTGATTAAGCTGAATTTGCGCCTGCGCAATTTGCCGTTTCGTAGTCTCAGACATGGCAACAGCAGCCAGTTGCGCCTCAGTTTGCTCAAGCGTCATCTGGTGTTTCGACGAATACTCTAAAACAGCGATCTCGCGTTTGATACGCAATTCTTCCATCTTGCCTTGGTACGCCGTTTGATCTCGACGTTCTTGGGAAAGAACGAATTGGGTATCACGGTCGGTGTCTAGCCTTGCTGCCTGCATGGTCACATCGGCATCTAGCTTGGCAAGTTCTCGCTCCAACTGCCCGCCAGCTTGAACTTCTTGCGCCTTCTGTCCTAGCTGCATCTGTGTTTTCTTGAGGTCCGTCTCTGCC